ATCAATGTTAAAAACATAGATTCCACTAATTGGCAAATACAAATAAGATCAAATAATGTAGATGTGAACTCAGATTCATTATTGCAATTCACCACAAATCCTGGATTAAATGCTGATATTTCTGACAGGTTTGTATTATTCGTTCCGAATCAATTTAGCATATCTTATGATACAAATGATTCTGGAGAAAGAATATTAACCAGAAAGAAATCTAAATTTAATTATAGAGTACAAAATAATTATTTGTTTGATGATTTTAGATACTCAGAACAAATGATAAAAGCATCCCCAAATATATTACCAGGGGATACAATTCAAATAGATGGAGAATTTGCTACAAGAGAAATAAAAACTATACCACTGTACGCAAAAACTACACAATATAATAAAAATGAACAAGTTTCGAACCATATTTTTGGAACTTTAACTGCATCTGAATATAATGGAGATGTTTATGGCGAAGGTTTTAGTGTTACAGCAACTATAAAAAATGGAAAAGTTTCTGGTCTGAAATGGAATAGAAGAGACTTGATGTTATACTTTAATAATAATTTATTATTACAACCAACAGCATACCAGTATTATACACCACCTGTCATAACTTTCATTCCAGTTGATGGCAATGGTGGTGGAGCTAAAGCTGAAGTTGTAGTTTATGGTGGACAAATTATAGATATAGTTTTAATAGATAGCGGATATGGTTACACAAAACCACCAAAAACTGCTATCTCCCGAGGTTATAATATTATTAGACAAAGAAATAAATTAGATACTGTAGCTACATTATCTATTGCACCGAATATAGATTTACAATCTTCGCTACAATTTTTCTCAGAAACTAATTTATATGATTGGAAATTAGTAGAGCCATTATATAATGATGTTTTATTATCATCTCCATTAGGTAATGAGCAAGAGATAGTAAGAATAATATATTGTGAAGACAAAGAAGTATCATTAAAATCTTCTTCTTCTTTTGTTTCTTTGGCAATTTATCCACAAATAAATGTCGATAGTATTTCTTCGGTTACAACAACAAATCAAACTACTTTTGTTTTAGAAATGCCATCTATTTCGTTTATTTCTTCGGAAAGCGAAGTAGAAAAATCAAGAACAACGGGTATTGTAGATTTTGTAACTGAACCAATTACTAATACTCAATTATATTCTGTTGGAAAATTAGGTCCTACCGTATCATCCTTCATAGAAAATCTATTGAATGATAGTGGATTTGCAAATGTTTCTGGAATAAGTATAGAAATGCTCAAATTATATTATGGATTTGATGAGTTATCATATTACAACGAAAACAGATATAACATTACAAGTACCACATCATATGGCGTGGTAATAAATGCTGGTATACCATCAATTCAAGATTATGGATCTTTCTTAGATTCTCCAATAAATTCAACTGATACTATTATTTACATCCCAGATACTTCTGTATTTTCTTCGTCAGGTAAGCTATTGATAGGTAAAGAAGTTGTGTCTTATACATCTAAACTATCTGATAGATTTTTGGGTGTTACAAGAGGAGTCGATGGAACGGAAGCAACATCACATAATGCAGGAGAATATTTAAGAACTATAGGAAATACGGTATAAATATAAATAAGACAGAAAATAGTTCCCCGAAATTTTTTAAATGGCTGCCATCATTTCAGATAAATTTAGAATTTTCAATGCTCAACAATTTTTAGAATCTCTGACAGAGGGATCTACCGATGCTGGTTCGGATAGAACCAGAATGTATTTTTTTGTTGGTAGACCACAACGTTGGGATGCATTTTTAGAAATTTATAGCAAAAATTCTACACCATTTGTCGCTGGACAATTCGTTTACGTCGGCGCAACTTGGGCAACAGCAACTTTTAAAGCTACAATTAGAGAAGTAAAAGAAAATAGTCTGATTCTTTACACAGTAGGTCCTACAGCAACTGCAACGCCTTCTGCAGGGTCTACTATCAAAGGATATGATGGTAGTGCTAATACTGGCGCAACTGCTATCACAGGCGTCTACAGATACGCAACAGAAGACGTTCCACCAGTACCATTAGATACACAAACAGAAAAATATGAAATTTATGATGATATTATTGCAGCAAAAAGAATTACTTCTACTTACGCAAGAGCAGTAATTAGAAGATATAATTGGGATGTTTTAAATAATCCCAAGTTTGATATGTGGAAACCAGATTATTCTGCGTCTCCAGCTGGTGGTGGTCAAATTGGAAAATCTTCTGCTACAGGAGCAACTTCAATTTCCAACGCAAAATTTTATATCATGAATCAAAGATATGAAGTTTTCAAATGTCTTTACAACGGAGAATCTCCAACTAATCCATCTGGAGTAAATATTACATACGAACCAAAAACAACTCCTTCTGCTGGTCAAGGAACTTATTCCAATGGTTTGTATAAAGAGCCAGGAAATACATATATTTGGAAATATATGTATACTATCACAACAGATGATGTTCTAAGATTTTTATCTACAGATTTTATGCCAATTGCATTATCTGGAGATGTTAATTCAAATAGACCTACGGTTGAAGCAGCGGCAGTAGATGGTTCTATTGATGTAGCATTAGTCAAATCTGTTGGCACGAATTTACCTAACGGAACTTACTATGCTCCTATTATTGGAGACGGTACTGGTGGTATTGTAGAACTCGTAATTGCATCGGGAGCAATTTCTTCTGCTAATGTCGTTGCTGCTGGAAGTGGTTATACTTACGCTTCTGTTCCTTTAGTAACTGGCGCAACCACAAGTGCAGGAAAAAGAGGTTTATTTACAACACAAGCTTTAACAACAACAGTAACAGTTGCAGCAAATGCTACTGGAGCACTTGAAGTCATTCTTCCTCCTGCGGGTGGTCATGGATCTGACATGGAAGTGGAATTTAATGCCAAGCGCATTATGACTAATATTAGATTAACTTTCATCGAGAATGCTGGAGATTTCCCAGTCGATAATGATTTCAGAAGAATCGGAATTTTAAAAGATCCTAAACTTTTTGGAACAACTACAAACGCCACAGCAGATACTTTATCTGGATTAAAATCAGTTAAAATTACTGGAGCAACGGCGAATTATATTGCAGATGAAACTATTTCACAAACTGTATCAAATGGAATTGCTAATGGTCAAGTAGTTTCTTGGACATTAGATTCTGGAAGTCCAATTCCTACACCAGGAACTCCAGGAAGTGGCGTGTTGAAATATATCCAATCTCCTGTATATCACACGGATAATGGAATTGTTAAATCATTCCAATCAAATGCTGCTAATGCAATTACAGGTTCATTGTCATTAGCTTCTGGTAATGTAGATGTTGCTCTTTCTGATGGTACAGAAATTTTAGGCGCTATTTTTGTTGATGGTATGTCAGAATCCGAAATTAAACCTAATTCGGGCGAGGTTGTCTACGTAGAAAACAGAAGATTAATCACAAGAGCATCAGATCAAATAGAAGATATTAAATTAGTTATCGAATTCTAATTTTTTATTATAATCTTTACAACATACCGTCAATACAATGCCACAGAAGACAAATCTAAAAGCATCTCCTTACTATGATGATTATGATCGCAATAAAAACTTTTATCGAGTATTATTTCGACCATCATATCCAATTCAAGCAAGAGAATTAAATACATTACAATCGATTTTACAAAATCAAATCGAAAGTTATGGCAATTTTTCATTCAAACAAGGTGATTTAGTAATTCCTGGCGAAGTTGGTCTAAACACTCGATTAGATTATGTTAAATTGTCTTCTGTGTCTGAAGTTGCGGTTAATGTTGATGGTGCAATTGTTTATAAAAAATATGATATAAAGCAATTAAAAGGTCAAAATGTTATTGGATTGTCTTCTGGAGTTGTTGCGTCAGTTTTAGAAGCAGAATATGCTACAAACGAATCTAATGATACTCTATATGTTAAGTATTTAACTGGGGGAGATTCTGCAGAAGAGAAAAGATTTAGACAAGGAGAAACTTTAGAAGTTGTTGATGGAATTAATTCTCCATTGCTTGTCGTAGGAACAGATGGTAGTGTTTTACCAACTACTATTCAAGTAACAAACGTTGATACTAAGTTAACTTCGCAATTAGATAGTCCAGCGATGGGATTTGCTTCCGCTGTTAAAGTGGAAGAAGGAATTTATTTTGTCAATGGATTCTTCATAAGAAATGAAGAGCAATTATTAGTCATCGACAAATACTACGATCAACCATCTGCAAAAATTGGATTTAACATTTCAGAATCTTTGGTAACACCAGAAGAAGATCCTTCCTTATATGATAATGCATTAAATTCTTCTAACTTCTCTGCTCCAGGAGCACACCGTTTAAATATATCATTAGTTTTGACAAAATATGAATATGATGGAATTACTGATAAAAATTTCATTCAATTGTTGTCAGTAAAAAATGGAGTAATCCAAAAGCAAATTAAACAAGCAGAATATAATTTAATTGAAAGTACTTTAGCAAGAAGAACATACGATGAATCTGGTGACTATGTTGTTGATAATTTCTCAGTAGATATTAGAGAATATTACCAGAAAGATAATAATTTAGGCGTATACCAACTAAGCGCAGACGGATTAGTTAATGGTTTTAGTCCAGAAGAAGCTAACAAAAAATTAATCGCAAACGTTAGTCCTGGAAAAGCATACGTAAAAGGATACGAAATCGTTCAAAAAGAATCAAAACAAATAATTTTAGATAAAGCAAGAGAAACTTTATCAAGAGATAATATTACTCTAAAAACAAAAGGTCTTTCTCAATACAAAATAACTAACGTATATAATTCAGTACCATTGAATGCCGAAGGTTCTGATTTATCAGCATACCCAACTTTATATCTCAATTCCGTTTTTAATGACGCTTCAATTGGATTAAATAACACAGAATCTTCAACTGATGCTAAGCAATCTACATTAAGAAGAGGAAAAGGATTTACTAAAAATGATGGTATAAAAACTATCTACATTCAAGTAACTAATACTACAAAATCATTAGGTGCTGTAGATGACACAAGTTTATTGCCAGGTACAGCATCAAATAAAGTAGATTTAAAAAATCTTTGGTTTATTAAAACAAGAACTCAAACAGGATCGGTGTCTACTGTAGATACTATTTCTGGTGTTTCGTTTGCTAAAGTAGAAAAACCAGAAATTTTTGGACCTGGAGCTTTAGTATTAGAATTGACTGTGGTTGGAAGAAAAGATCTTCTACAAGAATTCTTATTAGAGTATGATGATAACTCAGTTTCTAAGCAAAGAAAAATTTATTTTACCCAAAATGATGCTCAAAATGAACTAAACGAATTTGGTTTTATTATAGATTACAATGAGGTTATTACTCCTATTATTGGCGTAGCAAAACCAAAAGATTTTTCTTTCATAGAAAGAGGTTTTGGATTTAATCCAGATATTGATAATGTAGTATCAAAAGGTAGGTTGCCGAAGGGTACTTCAGTATATAACGCTGTTTTTGGATTATCATATTTCAATCCAGTATTCTTCACAAAATTACTATTAGATAGTAATGTAACATCTGCATTTTCTTCTGGAAAATATATTTTTGGAACAACAAGTGGTGCTTATGGTGTTATTGAAGGGGAAACAAATGGATTTTTATCATCAGGAAATAATCTTTTCATAAAAACTTTGTATGGCAATTTTGTTTCTGGAGAAACTATTGTTGCTGAAGATGGTTCAACTTTAAGAATTGCCAAAGAAAATACTGTATCGCATTTCATTGTTGTTAAAAGAGGTGTAGGTTATTCTGCATCATCATTTGTTAATTTAGACGGTGTTCCATACGAAACATCAAAAATTAAATTAGAATATGGTGGCGGCGGAACTTTATATAAAGTATCTGTAATAGACAGAGATGCTGTTTCTGTTGCATATGCTTCGCCACCGTCTATAAGTATCACTTCACCATCAAATCCATCAACTGCAGCTGTAATTGTACCAGTTCTATTTAAAAATACTGTTCTAAATTATTCTCCACAAAATGTAAAATCTTTCTATAGTTCTTTCGGTTCTGCAAATAATAATTTTACTGCAGATATAGAAATTACCAAATCACAATATTCAGAAATATCACAAGTTACTGAATTTAGTTTTACTGGAACGAAAGGTTCGAGATATTTAGAGTGTGTTGGTTTTAATGGCGATGCATCTCTACAATTGATTCAAGGAGATATTATTCAGTATAATGATAATACTGGAGCTGTTAATAAAGTTGTTGTACAATATGCAACAAAACCAGAAGGAGCAATAAAATCAAGAATTTATATTGATAATGTTTTACCTAATAATGTATCTTCTTCGTCTGTAATTAGATTAAGACCTGTTGTAGATAACACAACAAAATCATCGCTAATATTCCCAACTGGCAGCAAAGAAGTAGATTCTTTGATAAAATCAACCGAAGATTCGAAAATAAAATATTATTTCAGAAGAGATTTTGTCACTGTTGGATCTTCTAATGGTGGAAATATAACCTTTGCTGCTCAATTACCTTTTGGTACACAAAGATTTGTTTCTTTCAACGAAAAAGATTTTATTATAACTGTGTTGGATCCAGGAAATTCAACAGCAATAAGTAAAGGAGATATAATGTATGTTTCTCCTGATTTTATACAAATCAATAATATTTCACAGCAAAATTCTGATATATCATCTGGAACTATAACAATCAATTTCCCAGAAAACTATTTCGGAAATAATATTACCAATTTCCCCAAATTAAAACTTACTGCAACTGTAGAAGTTTCTAAAGCAAAACCAAAAATTAAAACCACAGTAGCTAACAAAAGAATCGTAGTTGTTGCTTCTGGAGATAGAGTAATTCCATTACGCGGCAGAGATTATGATTCCGAAGATGTAAACATCAATTCTTATTCTGATGCTTATAAACTAATCAAAGTTTATGAAGGTTCTTCTTCTTTACCACCAGTAGTAGATACAAATAATAATTTAATTTCTGGTACAGATGTTACTGATAGATTTACTTTTGATGATGGTCAAAGAGATACATTTTATGATGTTTCCAGAATAGTTTTAAAACCAGGATTCCAACCAACTACAGGACAATTAGTAATTGCTTTTGATTATTTTGAGCATTCCCAAGGAGATTTCTGTACTGTAGATTCTTATGTACATGAATCTGGTGTTCTTCCTGACGAAATTCCATCATTCAATTCTTCTGTTTATGGAATTGTTTCTCTAAAAAATGTTATTGATTTTAGACCAAAGGTAGATTCTGCAACAACTATAACGGGATTCCAAGATAAGTCTATATTATCTCAACCCGATTATATCAGTTTTACTGGTTCTGGCGGAACAGTATCAAGCACACCAGCACCTTCAGATAATATAGAATTTACAATTTCATTCAGTGAATCTCAATATTTGGATAGAATTGATGCGTTATTCTTAAACAAAACTGGAGAGTTTGTTATAAAGAAAGGAAATCCTTCATTGAATCCTTCAAAACCAGACATCATTGATGATGGTATTTCTTTATATTATTTCTACGTTCCAGCTTTCACTAAATCTTCCAAAGATGTTAGGATTTTGCCAGTAGATAACAAACGTTATACTATGAAAGATATTGGCAAATTAGAGAAGAGAATTGAAAGATTAGAATATTATACAACACTCAGCATTTTAGAGCAGCAAGCACTAAACATGCAGATAAAAGATGATATTGGATTAGATAGATTAAAGAGTGGATTTATTGTAGACAATTTTGAAACTCATAGAGTTGGCAATTTAAAATCAATTGATTATAAATGTTCAATTGATACACAGCAATCGGTACTTCGCACTCAGACAAAAGAAGATAGTTTCTCTTTACTGGAAGTAAATACAAGAAAAGATCAAAGAGACAAAGATGGTTATAGAAATAGCAATGGTGTTATTTCATTACCATTTACTGATGTAGTTTATGCTAAAAATGAATTTGCATCAAAAACAATAAATCCAAATCCATTTGTTATCTTACAATACGTTGGAGATGGTTATTTACAACCAAGTATTGATCAATGGTACGATAATTCAGTCGCTCCATTGATAACTGATAACAATACTGGATTATTCTCAATCTTCCTTGCGAAAGATGATATTAGAGAAAGTTTTGCAAGTATATACAATTCTTTCTTAATCAATTGGGTAGGCACTAATAAATCCTTCTATAATATTAATTCTTTAGCAAATAGTAATATTGATGCTTCTATTTCCTCGGTAGAAATTGCTTCTATAGCAAGCTCTTCGAATATTAGTCCACAAAATAATGAAATCGCAAAAGGTGTTGCATACAAGACTGTTAATAATAATTCTGTAATCGATACGATACAGTTTTTTGCTCGTTCAATTCCCGTAAAATTTGTAATTAAAAGATTAAAACCAAAAACTCAAGTTTATGTATTTTGCGATAGCAGAAATATTGGCAGATGGGTTTGTCCAGATTCAAGATTTACTGAAGTAGCAGGAAATTCTTTAACAGCATTTAATTCTCCGATTGTTACAGATGAATATGGCAATGCCAGTGGAATCATTCTCATTCCAGCAGGTAAAGCACCAAGAGAAAATACTACATGGACGGGAGATGCCAAAACTGTAGTATATGACGAATTTTCGGAAGAATTACGTTTTACTACTGGAATAAAAACTCTCAGATTTACAACCAGTGTATCTGATGAAAATAAAGATAAAGTAGATTCTTACGCAGAAGTAAAATATTATGCTACTGGTATCATGCCAGAAAATCCAGCATCAATTATTTCTACTACACCAGCATATTTTAAAGCTAATGAAGGCGTTCAATTAGTAGATAATAATACATCAAATAAAGAAAAACCAAATGCATTATCACAAACTTTCAAAATAGAAAATTTTGATGGTGGTTTGTTTGTGACTGGAGTTGATTTGTTCTTTGCTAAAAAAAGTTTAACTATTCCAGTTAGAGTTTATTTAAGTAATGTAGAGTCTGGAGTTCCAGGTAAATACATCATCCCAGGAACAGAAATTACATTACATCCCAACACATTCTTAAAAGTATTTGCTTCTGGCAATTTAACAATTAAAGTTGGCGAAATCGTTACTGGTGCAAGATCTACTGCATCTGGTCCAGTATTTAAAGTTTATGATAAAAATAATATTGAAGTTTTACCATCTGCTTCTAATGAAATTTCTTTATCTAACGAACAAGTTTACACTTTAGTATTAAATAATCACAATGGTAAATCATTTATAGAATCAGAAGATTTATCAATTCAATCTGTAACACAATTCAACAACGCAAATAATACGAATCTATTACTAAAAATAGCAAAAGATTCTGGTAAAGTAACTGATTTAATTTTAAAATCAACTGGATCTGGATATGAGTCGGCAGTTATTACCATCGAAAGTCCACAACTTCCTGGGGGCAGCACTGCAACTGGATTAGTTAGAGTTTCCGATGGCAAAATTTACTTAGCTGAACTTGGTATCTCTGGAAGAGGTTATACAGAACCTCCATCTGTTGTTATTAGAGGAACAGGTTCTTCTGCTACAGGTGCTGTCATTGAATCAAAAATTTCAATAGATGAACCAGCTGTCAGAATGGGAGTATCTATCGATGCAGCTGGTTCAATTCAATCAACAACTGCATCCAAATTTAAATTCGAATATCCAGTTTATTTACAAAATGATACTGAATATTCTCTATCAATTGAAACAGATTCTACTGATTATGAATTATGGGCATCTAAGTTGGGAGAAATAGATAAATCCACAGGTGCTGTTATAAACACACAACCTTTATTAGGATCCGTATACAAATCACAAAACACTGATAATTGGACAGAGGATTTATTTGAGGATATTAAATTTACATTATACAGAGCTGAATTTGCTTCAAGACCAGCAACTTTATTATTAACTAATGAGGATTTACAATTCGAAAAAATGGAATTAAATCCATTCGAAACATATGCATTTGCAAATACCAATGCAACATCTCCTCTATTCAAGAATAACAATTCTATCGTAAAAGTAAGACACAGAGATAATGGATTTGAACCTGGCGGTAAATCTTATGTCTACTTCAAATCAGTAGAAGAAGTTGGTGGATTGAGTTCAATCGCATTAAATTCACAATTATATAAAGTATCTAATTGTGGTATTGATTATTATAATATTGTTGGTCCATCAAGAGCTGGTTCCACTGAAATTGGTGGAGGTAAAACAGGATTAGTATCTTATAACAGAAAATACGAAAAATTATATACTCAGATTAATTATTTACAAGCATCTGGCACTAACATTGATAGTTATGTGACAACTACAAATATTATCCCAGTAGATTCAAAAACTCAAAATTATACTTCATATAGTTTAGCACCAGAAGAAAAAATATTTTTAAATAAAGAACAGTATTTCTTAAATCAAAAAGTACTGGCATCAAGAGTTAATCAAACTTTTAATAACATAGAAAGATCTTTAACTTATCGTTTTGTTCTATCTACTACTAAATCTTATTTAAGTCCTATCATTGATTTGAGAAATGCTTCGATAAAAACTATCAATAATAGAGTAGAAAATTGTAATGGTTTTGAAGATAGATTTGGAAAGAGATATCAAAAGTTAAAATTCTATTCCGTTTATAGATTCACGGTATCTGGCAATAATGCTACTGCTATCAGTTTGAATCAAACCGTCAAAGGATTAACTTCTTCGGCATCTGGAGAAATACTTCGTGTTATAGGAAATGATATTTTTGTAAAAGTTAAAAATAATTTAACTTTCGTAGCTAATGAACTATTATTTTTCTCAAGTCAATCTGCTTCTGGTGGTAATTTAGCAAGTGTTAATGTTTCCATTTCATCTGCAGGAATTTTTGAGCAAACATTTACCTTTGTCAATGGTGCTTCTATTGTTGCATTCAATCCATTAAATGTTACCGAAAAATATGACAACAAAATTACTGGCAAAATTATACAGTGGGATCCTCAAGTAAAAGAATTGATAATTGAAAATGATAAAAATCCAATTAATTCTGATTATGTAAGTAAAATTACTTTAGGAAGTGCATTTAGTAGAAATAATGTAACTAATCAGCAATCACCAGACATCTTTAGAGTTGGCGATTTAATTTCTTACGACGGAGTTACTATAGAAAATGCGAAATTTGTTGAAGTAAGTTCTATGGAGTTTACTCCAGGTATAGATTTTGTTGCTGAAAATGGATCTAAGAATAGCTCTGCAGTTGCTAAGTATGTAACCAAAGAAGTTTCTATCAACAATCCAGCAACTGCAATTGACATGAGAATGACATTAAATGTTAAAGATATAAACAACGTCAAAGTTTTGTATAAGAAAAAAGATGCTTCTTCCCAGCAAAACTTTGATGACTTGAATTGGGAATATTTCAACATTGATGGATCACCAGATAATCCAGAAATTGCAACAGCCGATAATACTATTTCAGGTCAATTTGAAAAACAATCTTCATATCAAGAATTGCGTTATAGTGCATCTAATTTACCAGAATTTTCTTCGTATGCAATTAAGATTGTTATGCAATCAGATGACCCAGCATTTGTTCCAAAAATTCAAGATATTAGAGTTGTAGCATCTTATTAATATGGATAGATATGTAAAAGTTGAGGGGCATGAAGGTTTTGTTCGAGATATTCAAACTGGAGCAATTATCAATACCGTGCCCCAAAAAAAGAAGTCTTTTTCAAATGAGTTTAAAAATGTAGTCAATGATCTAAATACTTTGAAGGAAGAAATATCAGAAATTAAAACGTTACTCAAGAAGTTATTACAATGACATTAAGATTCGTCCCAAACACATATACTTTAGACGAGCAAAGACAAGAAATTAATAATCTTGCTTCTGATGTCAATGCAATTGATACTGATTTTAATGAAAGAGTGGATGACAGATTATCTGCTCTTCTATCTGGAGGAACTGGTATTTCTGCAACTTATAATGATGCTGGCAATTCTCTGGCATTAGCGATAGATTTTACAGAATTTAATACAGATAGTTTAACAGAAGGCACAAGTAAATTATTCTTTACTGAATTAAGAGCAAGACAATCATTCAGTATTGCAGCAGAACCAACAGCATCTGGAAATGGTGATCTTTCATATAATAATTCAACTGGCGTTTTTACTTACACACCAGCAGCATTTACATTAAATGATGTTACTACCAACGGCAGTACAACTACAAATAGTATTAGTGTTGGTAGTTTAACTGCTACATCTGGTAATATTAATGT